AGGTAGTATGTGACGATAAAAAATTAGGAGGATGTGTTGACACAATCAAATTCCTCAGAGAACAACAAGTCATCAAGTCTTAACATAAATAAAAGTGAAGACCACAGAAATCGTGGTATTGAATTCTTGCTCAATGGAGGTAAGAGAAAGCAAACAGAACCATTTCACATTATGTTTGAAAAGATGGTTTGCTTTCTAAGATGGAAAGTAAATATTCATTTTGAGTTTTCCATCAAGACATTCCGGAGTAAGAAAAATGTTAGCAACTAGTTTAGTATTTGGTTCATTTCTGACTATTTTATTTCTCATGATGGGTCTGATGATTGGTTGGACTGCTAGAGAATACATGATGAACTATAGAGAGGCACCGAGATATCATCCTGAGATGTTTGATGAGCAAGGAAATTTAATTCCGGATGAAGTAATCGCATTTAATTTTGAAAACTATGACGATAGCAACGAAGAAGAAAACGACAACGACTAAGGCAGTATCACTGGAACTACCAAAAAATCCATTTGTCTTTGAAGTTTTAGATCTTGTTTCCAAACAAAGAAGCAAGGCAAAGAAGATTGAAGTTCTGAAAAAGTATGAACATATTTCTTTGAAAGCAACATTAATTTGGAACTTTGATGAAAGTATAATTTCTATGCTTCCTGAAGGAGAGGTTCCATATTCTGGATTTGAGGATCAGGCATCATCAAATGGAACTCTGAGTACTAAAATTACAGAAGAAGTTCGTAGAATGCATGAAATGGATTCATTTTCTATGGGTTCGAGTGATAAAAACGGACACACTACAATTCGTAGAGAGTTTAAGAACTTCTACCACTTCCTTAAGGGTGGCAATGATGCCATGAGTGGTGTTCGTCGTGAAACAATGTTCATCAATATTCTTGAGGGACTTCATCCATTAGAAGCAGAGATTGTTTGTCTTTGTAAGGATAAAAAACTTTCCGATAGATATAAGATTACGAAAGAAATTGTAAGTGAAGCATATCCAGATATTACTTGGGGAAATCGTTCATAATTATGGCAAATCAATTGGGAGATGCTCCCACTAAAATAGAAGAGGAACAGTCTATGACCTCATGGTCACCATCAGAAAAAGAAAATTCCAAATCCGTATATGGATGTGATATACTGATAGAGAATGGAACTTGGGAACAAGTATCTACTAAAGATTGTCCTAATGATGCCATGATAATCACTTATGTGGTTGATGGAGAAACGAGATATGATTTGACTCGTAGTCAGAAAGAAGTTCGTATCTTTAATATGTACTGGGATAAGTTTCGTGAGAATTTAAAGGGCATTGGTTTTGGTATGGGAAGAACTAATCCAAAACTATGGGGACTGGAACCACCACCCCCAACCAAAAAGCGGAAATAGTTCCAAAAAAGTCGAATAAAAAATCTCCGGCAAATTTTTGGTCTGTAGGGTCGATTATAAAACTGTCACAGCACCTCTTCACGGAGGTGCTTTTTCATGTATAATAGAGGAGTAGTCAATCATTGTGACATGACACTCGAAATGATTCCCCTAACTCTATCTGATCTTCAAAGACCAAAAAGAATTTCGCCTTTAGAAGATTGTAAATTAAAACTTTTTTTGTCTTGTATTGATGATGTTTTATTTTTAAATCCTGAAAGTATTTCTGCATTATCAGATGATGAAATTTCTCTTGTGGATGATGAAATTTGGTTATTGTATTCGACACTCAAAGTCAAAAAATCTTATTTTGAGTCTTTAGATTTGCCTGAGTATCATGATGATTATGAACAACTTGAAAAAATTGTAAGGAAAATGGTTATTGTAAAAAGATTTATTAAAGAGATTGATAGAGAAAAATACTTTCGTCTTTTTAAAAGGCATAATCTACTTTCCGACAAATATACGAATAGAGAAGAACTTAAATTTTTTATGAGTTCTATTAAATCTGATATTGGTAACTTATTCACTAGCAAATCTCCTAGAATTTTTTCTAGAATGTGTGAATATATGCTTGATAATTATGGAGATGATGGATTGAATAAAATCACAACATCCGTTATTTTTGACAAATTTGAGTGTGGGGTTGACTAAATAAGGTACAGGGTCTATAATAGACCTATCGTTCATCCAGGTGGTATTCGTTATGCACATAGCATAGAAAGACGCCACGGGACGCAAGTAAGTCGCGGAACGGAGCGTTCATCCCATGCTAGAACTATTATTCTATTCATCACTCACATGTGCTCAAGCTGATGCTATTATGCTGAGGATGAGAGCAAACGAGAATATCTCTAATGCTTTCAAACTTGAGTTGGTAGAGACCGTAAAGGAATCTGTCCCTGAGTGTGTATGGGACGCAAACGACTAAAGGAACGGACTTAAAAATCCAACTACTTTAGGAGTAAAATCATGTCTACTATCACTTATCGTGGTGTTAAGTACAACCCAGAAGCATACAAAGCTGCTGTGTTGGCAGAGCAAACCGCAACTCGTAACCACAATCTCATGTATCGTGGTATCAAAATCGAACGAAAGTTTGCATCACAAAGTTGACGATTATCGCACTTAACTTTACTGGGGGTCGCAAGACCCTCTTTTTTTATGCTATAATGATGATGTAGTAATATGGTATATGGAAAAAGAAAGAGTTAACTTGATTATTCGCAATTTAGAACTCCTTTTAGATTCTCTAAAGGCAGAAGTAAATTCTGATAGAGATGATAAGGTAGACTATAATCCATATAGTGAATATATTGAAGATTATGATGAAGTCTTTGAGGAGGAAAATGACTGAAACAAAAAAAGCAAAAGAACTTGTAAAATTGCTTGAAAGACTGATAGAGAAAGATTACCTCTATAGTGAAGAAAGTATCAAAGAAATGAAATCACAATTGCGTTCGGTAAAACAGCAAATTGTTGATATAGATAAAAAGAACTCAAAGGGATTTGGAGCATGAATGTAAAATTGATCAGTGTTACACCTGATGCGGAGAAAACTATGGCCTATATTGCGAGAGTGTCAAATCCGAAAAATCAGACCAATGAAAACTATGCCAAGTTGTTGGGTTATTGTATCAAGCACAATCACTGGAGTGTCTTTGAGCAGTCATTCATGACACTTGAGATTGAGACTACAAGAGGACTGGCAGCTCAAATCTTGCGGCATCGGAGTTTTACATTCCAAGAGTTTTCGCAAAGATATGCGGATAGTTCTTTGTTGAGTACAAATATTCCTTTACCAGAACTTCGTCGTCAAGATACAAAAAACCGTCAGAATTCTATTGATGATATTGATGAATTTAAAGTTCAGAAGTATCAAATGTTGATGCAAGATCACTTTAGAGATGCAATGGCATTGTATCAGACAATGCTTGATGAGGGTATTGCAAAGGAATGTGCAAGATTTGTCCTTCCTTTAGCAACTCCTACAAGACTTTATATGGCAGGTAGTTGCAGGTCTTGGATCACATATATTGCACTCCGAGAAAAATCAGGAACTCAAAAAGAACATATGGACATTGCCAAAGAATGTAAAAAAATCTTTGTAGAGCAGTTTCCAACTTGCGCCGAAGCACTTGGAGGTTTAGATGTGGACTGGGTATTGTAATGTTCTGAAAGATCTTCAGAATGGATCTAAATATTTTATATTGAGGTGAAAATTTTGGCAACATATCCGATTATTAATAAAGAAACTGGTGAACAAAAGGAAATAGTTCTGAGTGTTCATGAATGGCCAAAATGGTGCGAAGAGAATAGTGATTGGATTCGTGATTGGTCTGATCCATCTACTTGCCCCAAACCAGCAGAAGTTGGTGAATGGAGAGATAAACTTGTAGCAAGAAATCCTGGATGGAATGAAGTTTTAAATAAGGCATCAAAAGCACCAGGTTCTAAAGTAACTAAAATCTAATGGCAAGAAGAAAAAGAGCATCTGCGAATGATCAACCTATTGGAGTTGGTCTTACGACAAAGCAGATGAAAAGAAAAAAACCATTAAGTTCTGGATACTTGGTGGATATAGACCCACTTAATGATAATCAAAAAAGACTGTTTGATTCTTATAAAGAAGGAAAGCATCTTATTGCATATGGTTGTGCAGGCACAGGAAAGACCTTTATAACCCTCTTTAACGCACTTAAAGATGTATTAGATGAGAACACTCCTTATGAGAGAATATACCTCGTCAGGTCTCTTGTAGCAACCAGAGAGATTGGGTTTCTTCCTGGTTCTCATGAAGATAAGGCAGACATCTATCAAATTCCATATAAGAATATGGTGAAGTATATGTTCCAGATGCCTTCTGATGCTGATTTTGAGATGTTGTATGGCAATCTTAAATCGCAGGAATCAATCAAATTCTGGAGCACATCATTTCTTCGTGGAACAACACTTGATAATGCGATTGTGATTGTTGATGAATTTCAGAATCTGAATTTTCATGAACTCGATAGTATTATCACTCGTGTTGGTGAGAATACGAAAATTTGTTTCTGTGGAGATGCTCGACAATCAGATTTGAATAAGGCAAACGAAAGGAATGGTATTGTTGACTTTATGAATATCTTGCGTAAAATGCCTTCTTTTGATATAATTGAGTTTGGAACTGACGATATTGTTCGATCTGGTCTAGTCAAAGAGTATATCGTCGCAAAAACAGAAGCAGGTTTTTAATGTTTAATCATGTTGATTTAAATCTTCCTCAACTTGAGAGGGAGACTATTGATGGAGTCAGATATTATTCTGTTCCCCATGAAGAAGAACTCCTAAGACTGGTCTCGATTACTTCGGTAACCAGTCATTATAATAAGGAGACTTTTGTTAAATGGAGAAAAAGAGTTGGTGATGAAGAAGCAGATCGAGTCACAAAGGCTGCAACACGTCGTGGAACTGACTTTCATAGTCTTACTGAGTGTCACCTAAAGAATATAGAGTTACTAAAAGTTCCTCCTATTTCTGAGTTCTTATTTAAGATTTCTAAAGGTACTTTAAAGAACATTAATAATATTCATGCTCTGGAAACGTCCCTATATAGTAAGCAGTTAGGTATTGCTGGAACCGTCGATTGTATTGCAGAATACGAGGGTGAATTAGCAATAATTGACTTTAAGACTTCTAAAAAACCGAAACCAAGAAATTGGATCGAAAACTATTTTGTCCAATGTGCGGCATATGGATGTATGTTGTATGAAATGACTGGTATTCCGGTCAAAAAATTTGTAATCATCATGGCTTGTGAAAATGGAGAATGCGTCGTCTATGAAGAAAGAGACAAATCAAAGTACATCAAACTTCTTACCGAATACATTAGAAAGTTTGTTGCAGATAAACTGGAACTCTATGGAACCGAATAAGGAACTAGAAAAGGTATTAGCAAGTAAATTTTTAACACCATCTAAATTTGCACTTGAAATCGAAAAGATTGTTGCTGAAGAAAAAATCAACTACATTGATGCCATTTGTCACTATTGTGAATTAAATGAACTTGATGTAGAATCAGTAACAAAACTTGTATCAAAACCACTGAAAGAAAAACTGAAGTGGGATGCTACGAGACTTAATTTTATGAAAGCAACTTCGAAAGCAAAACTGCCTATATGAAAGTGAGCCCATTTGATACCTACCAACATTATTTGTCACTCAAAAATCATTTTACAAATCCAAAATACGACTTCTTCCGATATGGTGCGAAGACCCGTGCAAGTGTCTCTTCATTCAATAAAAGAAGAGATAAATACTGGTTTGAAAAAACTTCCCGTAAATATAATGACGAAGAAGTTGTAAAATTTCTTGTATCTAATTTCGCATACGCAGACAACCCACAAAATTTATGGATTGGAGAAATTATCAGTTCTGGAGAAAGGACTTACGCAGATTGGACAAAAAGACAACAGAGTTTGACTTACTTGTTCAAAGAACAAAGCAACGAATTACTCTCGAACAACGAATTCGAGAATCTATTCAGTTGTTCGAAAGGTCATCCAACAATCTTAAAAAGGTTTCTTGGTGGAGATATAAGTCTTGAAACTTTTGTAATCTATGATAGAATATTCTCATTCAGAAAGAAGTTTGATAAAGAACTGAAAGATCCTGTATGGGAAACCGTAAGTTTAAAACTCCAAAAATATTCTCCCTTTCTAAATATTGATGTGTTCAAATTCAAAAAGATTTTAAGGGACCTTGTAGATGAGTGACTTTTTTGATTCTGAAATCATTCAGGAAGAACTGAGTGAAATTAATGAAATGCAAGAAAAAATCTACGAAAGTTTTATTTCTTTCGGTAATATGTCCCGTGAACAAAAACTTGAACACGTTGAAATACTTTCATCCTTGCTTGAAAAACAGCAAGTGATGTATACAAGATTGTCTCTTTCTGATGACCCAAAGGCCATCGAAATGAAAGATAATCTACGCAAATCAGTTTCAACAATGGGGTTTCCTCCAGAAACTGATATGCTGACTTTATTCAGTAGTATGAATGCAACAATCAAATCTCTCAAAGATTATATTGACGACTGAGAGAATTTCTGCTATACTATCCGAGTAAATCCAAAACATCCAAACAAATCTAAGGTAATCCAAATGAGCTTCGCAGATCTTAAAAAGCAATCCAGACTGGGTTCTTTGACACAAAAACTAGTCAAAGAAGTCGAAAAAATGAATAATGCAGGTAGTTCGGGAGATGATCGTCTCTGGAAACTAGAATGTGATAAAGGTGGTAATGGTTATGCCGTTATTCGTTTCCTTCCTGCTCCTGAAGGTGAAGACCTTCCATTCGTCAAACTCTATTCACATGCCTTCCAAGGTCCTGGTGGATGGTATATTGAGAACTCTCTGACGACTCTGAGTCAGAAAGACCCAATGTCAGAATACAACACGATGCTGTGGAACAACGGCACTGATTCGGGTAAAGATCAGGCACGTAAGCAGAAACGTAAACTGACTTATGTTGCAAACATCTATGTCGTCAAGGATCCTGCTAATCCTGAGAATGAAGGTCGGGTAATGCTTTATAAATTCGGTAAGAAAATCTTTGATAAGATTACTGCCGCAATGCAACCTGAGTTTGAGGACGAGGAAGCAATCGATCCATTTGACTTCTGGCAGGGTGCTAACTTCAAACTGAAGGCAAAGAATGTTGCCGGTTATCGTAATTATGATTCTTCAGAGTTTGCCCGTCAGGACGCACTTCTGGATGATGATGATGCAATGGAAGCAATCTGGAAGAAAGAGTATTCTCTCGAAGATTTTATTGCTCCAGACCAATTCAAGTCTTATGATGAACTGAAGAAGCGTCTTGATTATGTTCTCGGTATCAAAGGAACAACTAAGTTCCAAGACCAAGAATCCGTTCAGGAAGAAGAAGAGTTCCGTCAACAGAATCGTGCAGAATCAAATCCTGTCCCTCAGTCAATGAAGGAAGAACTTGATAGTCTGTCTCCTACCAAGACTGATGACGATGATGATACACTCTCATACTTTGCCGCACTCGCAGCAGACTGAGTTAGTTAGGGATTGTGACTTTGGTATTCTCAGTTCTAATCAGTGATTCGTTCACATATTCTGAAGATAATCCATAAGTCATAATCTCTCTCATATCATTTAAAAATTGTTGTAAATATCCTTGTTTTAGTAAATAAATCGAGGATTTTTTATTGTTCTTAATTGTTTCATATTCCCAGTTTGATACTCCTCTTCTCACTGAAATGCCAGATACAGAAACTTTATTGCCATTATCACTATAATTTAAAGTAAAGTCTTCATTCACATCTTTACCTTCCGGAAGAATTAATCTACCATTCGAATCTTTGACTTCTTTAGTTTCATAATAATTAATATCAGATAAGTTCTCTATACCATACTTATTTTCTGCATACTTATATAATTGGTAATTAGATAAAGGCCATTCATCTCTTACATTAATAATACCGGCAGTCATTAAGACTACCCAATCTAAATCTGCCTTACCATAAAACTCTTCGGCAACTGTATCAGGTCTGGCACCTTCTACGATTTCATACTTATTGAAGAGTGTAAAAACATTTTGTAAGTCATCACGTACCTTATTTCTTCTGAATAAGTTTTTGACTTTTAAGTAATCTTGTGATGAAATTGCATCAGACAAGAATGACTGATATTCTACATCTGGTAGTTCTCTGAAATAACCCATTTTAGTATCCTACTCCTCCTATATAACCGTCTGTATAGTTTCCAAAAGCATCATAATCTTCCGCATAAATTGGACTTAGTTCTTGAAATGATAATTGCATTACCATATGAACCGGTGTTTTGGAATCATCGTTATATGTCATATAAGTTCCCGAACCTGTATAATTGACCTGAACATTTGTAAGTGCCGCAACAATAAAACTATTTAAGAATTTATGATCATTATTTCCAGTCTTATACTTTAAACGGAATACATTTGGGGATTTGAGAAATAGTCCTGTGCCACCTTGATCAGATTTTTCTGCAATTGTTGATGTCGGTGCCATATTTCTTTTCAATTCAATAATAATTTTTTTAATTTCCTTTGCTTCTGTGCCATTTCTTGGAGCAAGATTGAATGAAAAATTAAAACTTCTTAATTTTACACCATTAAATATTAGTTCTGTATTTGGATTTAAGATTTGACCTGTTGATCTTGCTAAAACTCCAGAAAAACTAGTATTTGCTCCTAGAATATTTACTGCTTTTGACCCAAAAAATGCATTAGATAGTTGTTGTCCTTCACCACTTTTTGCAATTCCTTTTAAATCTGTAAATGATTGGTTTAATGCACTAGCAATTCCTCCAAAAAGACTTTCATTAGTTATCGTATCATTTACAGCACCCAAACCATATGCTGCTAAAGTATTTAAACTATCTTCACCCCAACCGGTGGAATTTGTTGATGTAATATTTTGTGGTATTGGTAGAATTACAGTACCTATTTGATCTTCTTTTTTTGTATTATTATAATTTCTTTTATTTGAATTTACTCCCTGTTGGAGTACATTTTCTTGAGGAGTAATTCCTAATGTTTTATACTTTAGAATTTCTATTTGTAAATAATCAGTTTCTTTTTTTAATATCGCATATGGATATCTCAATTGTCCAAATTTATTATTTTTATTACTTGCAGATCTTTGCTTTCCTATCTTTAATGGCACTTCTTGTGATTTTCCTCCATCATCTCCTGGAGATCCTTCAGGTGGAGTGGAAGGAACTGTTGTTTGTGATGTTTGTCTTGCCTGACTCTCCCCACTTCCATCGGGATTGCCTCCTGGACCATAATATTCACTCACAGGTTTTTCTCTAGATCCTCCTCTACGATTATTACTCGGATTTGGATTTACATACACTTCTCCACTTCTTTGATTAAATGCACTTCCTCGCACTCCTCGTACCATGTCTTTCTTTTTTAAGTATTTAGAAACTTTCCATAAGGAATTTCTCTCAGGTCGGCAATTTCACCTGCATATACTTCATACAATTGACCAACAACTCTATCAATCCTATACACTCTTTGTGAGGGAAAGTGAAAATTAATTCCATTGAAATATATATTTCCATTTTTAGATTGGGATATATTCTCGCAATAAATTAATGGATGTTGATCATATCTTATGTTTGGAGTTTCGGCAATGTAAATATAAGTATAAAATTTTCCAGGAATGGGAACAGGAGTTACAGAACCTTTAACTGCTTCTAATATTTCTAGCATTAAATCATCAGGTGTTTCAGTTCCGATTAAATCATTAACAATATTTCTAACACGATTATCATCATCATCTGTTGGTCTATTTGGATTTTTTAGGACTCCATCATCATAAACATTGGAACCTACTTTTACATTTGGATCACTACTTGTAGTTACTTCACCAGTTTGAGAAACATAATAATATGATCTTCCTGTTCTTCCACCCCTTTTGATTGTTCTTGCCATTACTTAATTCCTAAATCATGTTCCGTGAGCACCTGAAACTCATAACCATGATCTAAACACCATTCTTTGGCGGCATTCCATTTTGCCTGATTTTTAGCATACTCAACGACTTCAAATATATAACCTTTCGATGTTATTTTTTTAACTTTAGGTTCTATACATTGTTTTTGAGGTTTGATTTCAATAATCTTCTTTTTGATTGTTCCGTTAGATTCTTTGACTTTAATATAAAAATCTGGAAAATAACGATGAACTCTATTATCAATTGGGGAACGATATGGAACTGCTAATTCTTCACTTGCCCATTCTAAAATATTTTCATTCTTATCACAATAAATCATAAATTTACGTTCCCACAAGGAACGATAAACGATGTTATGTAGATTGCCCTTATACTTTTTTGGGGAAGAAGGTCTATAATTTCCTTTATATGCCATCTAAATAACTAATAATCAAGTAGTCTTATAGGTATTTAGAGTGCCGAGAATTAAAAAAATATCAGAATTTAAACCCTTAATTACTAATCTTGCACAGACATCTCATTATCAGGTCATGTTTGGTGGGTTGAATAGTCAATTGAGTGGATATTTAGATGAAAGAGGAGTAAATACGAGATTTATTACAGAAGAATCTGGTTTATTATGTTCTTCTGCTTCCATTCCTGGTAGTTCATTAGCAACTGCGGATATCAATGGAAACTTTATGGGTATGCAGGAGAAGATGGCACATACCCGAATTTTTACTGAAATGCAATTAGAATTTTATGTTGATTCTGATTATAGAATGATTAAGTTTCTAGAGCACTGGATGGAATATATTGTAAGTGGGGGGCAATCACCATCTGCTGGTCCTGGATATTATTATAGAATGCAGTTTCCAGAACAATATAAATGCGATCAGACAAAAATTATAAAATTTGATAGAAATGGTGATAAAGAATTGGAATATAAATTCTTTAAGTTGTTTCCAAAAAATTTAACATCTATTCCAGTTTCTTATGGAACTTCTGATATATTAAAAGTCAGTGCTTCATTTGAATATGAGCGTTATGTTTCTGGTAAATTAACATCGAAGAGTGTGAAAGATGAAACTAGTAATAATAGAGGATCTGTCAATATAGAAGGTCAAACAGGAGACTTTTTTACTGGTCCTTCCGATCCTACTAGACCATTTCAACCTTCTGAAGTATTTCTTCCAAATAATATTGCTTAATCCGTTCTAAATAATTACAACTGAACTTATAATGGGTTTTTATGCCTTTACCTAAAATTAATACTCCAATATATGAGTTGGAATTGCCTTCGACTAAAAAGAAAATTAGATACAGACCATTTTTAGTTAAGGAAGAAAAGATTCTAATTATTGCGATGGAATCTGAAGATCAGAAACAAATTACGACTGCTATCAAAACTGTAATCGGTAACTGTATTCTTTCTAGAGGTATTAAAGTAGAACAACTATCTACTTTTGATATTGAATATCTTTTCTTAAATGTCAGAGGCAAATCTGTCGGAGAAGATGTTGAAGTATTATTGACTTGTCCTGATGATGAAGAGACGCAAGTTTCTGTAGTTATTAATCTCGATGATATTAAGGTTCAATCTGATAAAAATCATTCGAGAGATATTGTATTAGATGAAAATCTAACTATGAGAATGAAGTATCCTTCTCTAGATGAGTTCATTAAATCTAATTTTAGTTTTGATGGTAAGTTTGGTGTGGATGAATCATTCCAACTAATTGCTTCTTCGGTGGAGCAAATTTATAATGAAGAAGAGTCATGGAATTCTTCTGATTGTAGTAAGAAAGAAATGCTTGATTTTATTGAGCAATTGAGTTCCAAACAATTTAAAGAAGTTGAGAATTTCTTTGAGACAATGCCAAAACTTTCACATACTGTAAAACTAAAAAATCCAAATACTGGGGTCGAAAGTGATGTTGTATTGGAAGGTCTTTCCAGTTTTTTCGCATAGGTATGGCGCACACTGACCTTGCGTCATACTACCAAATAACATTTGCCCTGATGCAGCATCATAAATATAGCTTAACAGAGTTAGAAAATATGATACCCTGGGAGAAGGACATCTACCTCACTTTATTAGAGCAATATATTGAAGAAGAAAAATTAAAACAGCAGCAAAATAGTGGTAACCAATAAATCTTTCAGAGCACCACAATTAAATATGAGGAGAAGTAAAATTTCTCCTAGTAAGATTGCTAATACTGGGGTAAATCCTTATACTGGGGAATACTTATCTGCTGGAGAGAGAAAATTATTATTTCAGAAAAGAAATGTAAGTTCTGCAAATGTTTTTAAGAAATCAGGAGCACTTGTAAAAACAACACCATCTACAATCACTCCAGATATTAACGTTACAGTTTTATCTAAAAGAGTTTTTGTATTAGAAAATGATGTTTCTTTTCTGGCAAAGGCATTAAATAAGGAAGCAGAACTTGAGAAGAAGGCACAGAAACAATATGAAAAAGATGTAGAAAAAGTAGAAGAAAAGAAACTTAGAAGTGGTGAAGAGAAGCAATTAGAGAAAAAAATAACGAAAGGGTTAATTTCTCCAGTAAAAGCAGTAGGAAAAAAAGCAGGAGGAGTTCTTGGAACCTTGATGGAACTCTTCATGACTTTGCTTGGAGGGTGGTTAACAAATCAAGGATTAGAGGCAATAAAAGCAAATGCAGAAGGTAATATTGGTAAATTAGAATCAATAGCAGCAGAAGTTGGAAAAACTCTTTTAACTGTTGCTGGAATATTCGCATTATTGAATGGTGGAATACTTGGTATTGTTGCTACTATCGGTGCGATAACTGCTGCTATTATTGCTGCACCATTTAAATTTGCATTTAGAAAACTTAGAGAACTTGTCACAGGAAAACCAAAACCTCCTGGTGGTGGAAAACCTGGTGCTGGTGGTGGAAAACCTGGTGCTGGTGGTGGAAAACCTGGTGCTGGTGGTGGAAAACCTGGTGCTGGTGGTGGAAAACCTGGTGCTGGAAAACCTGGTTTGTTTGGCGGGATTAAAAATGCTGTCGGAGGGATGCTATCGCCAAGTCCTGGTAGCATTAGTAGATTTTCTGATTCAAATCTTAGAGCATTTCAAGGAAAAGCAAATCTTGGAGATAAGTTAAGATTATTCTATAGAGGTGGATATAAAGCATTATTGAAGAGTTTTATGAGTAGTGGTCCTGTAAAGGGACTCAAAGCTCTTCTTGGATTTGTAACAAAAGGTCCGGGTGCAAGAGCTCTTGGATATATTTCTAGACCATTTGTTAAATTTGTTCAACATGCAGCAGGTCTTCTCAATCCAAGAAATTTAAAAAAGATTGGAAGTGCTCTTGGAAAAGCAAGAGTATTATCAAGACTTCTAGGTCCATTATTGGCAGTTATTGATATTCAATCTAGGTCAAGTAGTGGAATGTCACCTGCACAGGCAATCATTCCTGCATTATTGAAAGCATTAATGACCAGTGGTGGTGCTGTTGTTGGTGGATCGGTTCCAATTCCTGGACTTAATATTTTAACTTCTTTTGCAGGAGGATATATTGGTTCTGAGTTAGGTAATATGGTTATGGGAGGAATTGATGGTATGTGGGATAAATCTTGGGACAATAATCTCTTCAAAGGATTTAATAAAACTGTTATGAGTATTGGAGAAAAGGATCCCACAGGATTAGTAAGTAAAATATTTCCATATGAAGGAAAAGATAAAAAATATGATTCTAAAGTAGCATCAGTACCAGCAGCAACAGGATCATCACCAGCAGCAAACACATCGGGAGGAACAGATTCGAATCCATCATTAGTAAAACCTACTGCACAAGTTTCTTCTCCATCTTCTCCATCAATGTCAGTACCAGGACCAGTATCTGGTGGTGGAAATACAACCGTAATTTATAAGAAAGTTGGAGGTTCTGGAGGACAGATGCAGGGACAACCACTTAAGAGTGGATCTGCGACAGATGTTCCACTGATTGCTTCGGCAGATCCAAGTAATTTCTATACGATGTATTCTCAACTTCTCTATAATGTGGTAGGTTAAGATGGCAGTAGCAGCAGTAGCAGCAGGAGCACTTAGAATAGGTTCGATGTTTGCCAAAGGTGCTGGTTCAGTTCTTTCTGGTGGAGCAAGGGGAGTTGGTAGAAGTGGAGGAATGCTTCGTAGAGCAGTTCTTAAAAAGACTAAAGTAAAGAGAGAAAATATCGCAAGAAGTAGAAGTTTTAATAAAAAACTTATGGAGAGAAATAAGAGAAGACAAAAAGAAAAAACTATAGAAACTTTTAGTATAAAAAAACCTAAACTTGGATCAATTCCCGGTAAAAGTTTTTTTGAGAGGATTTTAGATTTTATTGGAACTTTATTTCTTGGGTGGTTATTTAATAATCTACCAAAGATTATAAAGTTTGTTCAAGATTTAATTAAAAGAATAAATCTTCTTATTGATAGTTTGAAGAGTTTTGTCGAGAATGTTGGAAAATGGTTTACAGGATTAAAGAATGTGGTCGTTGCTGGATATCAAAATTTAAAGAATTTTGATTTTACAGATAGTGAAGGAAAATTAAAAAGTGCATTGGCTGAAATGGATGGTGCATTTAAAGGAATGCAGACTGATGTTGAGGGTATGAAGAATGCTTTGACTGCTGATATGAGTGGTAGTGATACTGGTAGTGATACTGGTAGTGGTGGGGGGGAATTTAGTAAAAATATTACTGATGATGAAAGGGGAGCTTTAGCTGTTTTAGCAAAATATGAATCTGGTGCTGCTGGATATGATGCCGTAAACCAGGTTGGAACTAATGATGGTAGAGGTGTTCTAGGTTTTTCTGGTGATATTAAAAAAATGTCTCAACATGAAGGAAAATCATTAACTGATATGACAATCGGTGAAATTAAGGCACTGCAGTATGATGATAAGACAATGACAAATCAACAGTGGATAAATTCTGGAAAACTTCATGCTGTTGGTCGATATCAATTTATTGGAAATACTCTTCCTGGAGTTGCTTCTCGTGCTGGATTTAATGATAGTCATAAATTTTCAAAAACAGTTCAAGATAAGATGGCAATTCAACTTATTAAAGAACGTGGTATTTCTCCTTGGGTGGGTCCTAGTGATAAAGCAACACCTTCTGAAAGAAGATTGGTGAGAAAAGTTCAAACGCAGAGTGGTGACGGAAGTAAAAAATCTAGTGGTAATAGAACGGGTGGATATCAGATGGCAGTGAATATGGGTAAAATGCTCAATAAACAAGGATTAGATGTTTGGCAACACCCAGATTTTAATGTAGATACTGGTTATACTGGTTCTGGAAATGAGAGAGTTATGAGAAGAAGTTATAATTCATATCATAATTATGGTGAAGCACTTGATGTTCCTATTATGCAGAGAGATGCTAATGGAAATGTAGTTTCATCTCCAGAGAAGTTGGATAAATTATATGCATATCTAAATCAAAATAGGTCTAAGTTTAATATTGCAGAACTTAAATGGAAGGATGATGCTAATCACTTTGACCATCTGCATGTTTCATTTAAAGGTGGAGGAGGATCACCTATAAGTGGTATGAATATGAATATGAATAATATGAAATCAATGCCTGATATTGGATATTCGACAGGACCACAAAATACAATCATAATTATAGAAGAAGAAGCACCACCACCAATGATGATGGGACAATCTGGAGGATCTTCTCCAATTATTGTTATGGGTGCCTCGTTAAATAGTATTATGAAAAGAAAATTACTAACAGATTTAGCATATACTTAAATGTCAGCATCCGGATCTTCACTCTACGAAACACTAATATTAGAATCTAATGATAAACAGAGAACTGTTGATCTAAAGTTAGGTGCTGTTTCGATTGATTATTACGAGGATATTTTTTCACCAACAATCACTGCTAAAATCAGAGTGATTAATACTGGAGATTCGATTGAAGGTGAGAAAAGTGGTAAATTACAATCGATATATAATGGTCTTCCTCTAAGGGGTGGTGAAAGAGTTCGTATGAAAGTTTTGGACAGAGGTGATGGAAAGAAAGGTCTTGATTTTGCATCAAATTCAAGTAAGTATCTTTTTGTTTCTAGTATTACTGATGTAATTTCTGAATCTCAAACAGAAAGTTTTCTACTTAATCTAGTTTCAAGAGAGGCAATCACAAATGAAACTACGAGGGTTGCAAGAAAATATACTGGAACTATTGATCAGTCAGTATCAAAAATTTTAAAAGATGTTTTACAAACCACAAAATTTAATACTGAAGATATAGAAAAATCACAAAATCCGTATTCATTTATTGGTAATCTAAAAAAACCTTTTACTACTTTAGTTTGGTTAGCATCGAAAGCAGTTCCGGTGTCTTCTGGAGATACCACTGCAGGATTTGTTTTTTATCAGACAAAAGATGGATTTAAATTTAAATCTATTGATGGTTTAATGAAAAAAGCAAAAGATGAAAATGTACCAACTTATACTTACACTGAAGTTAATGTAAATGAAACTGAAACAAATAATGACTTTAAAATTTTAAATTATTTTACTGATAAAAATCAAAACTTAATTGAAAAATTAAGATTGGGAGCATATGCAAGTCGAAATATGTTTTTTAATCCATTAAATTTTGATATTAGTAATAATACATTTGCATTATCAAAATATAAAGGTAAGACAGAAAGTTTAGGGGCAAACGAATTTAAATTACCAACAACAGGTGAAGGATCTGATACTTCTCTTGCAGAGATACCTACAAGAATTATATCTGGAATTCTTGATATTGGAACATTGGATAAAGGAATTTCAACAGCAAACAATGCTGATCCGGAAAAATATAAATCACAATCTCTTATGAGATATAATGCACTTTTAACTCAAACTGTAAGTATGATGATTCCGTGCAATACTAATCTGAGTGCTGGTGATGGGATAAGATGCAACTTTCCAAAAATATCATCAGATGAAGGTGAAATAGATAGTGAAGTAAGTGGAGCATATATAATAAAGGAATTATGCCATCATTTTGAACCTAACAGTTCTTATACTTCTTTGAAATTGGTTAGAGATAATTTCGGAATCAGTAAAAAAGATCAATGATAGAAGAATCTACACTCAAAAGTAATTTTATTGGAAGAGACGGATTTCGTTGGTGGATTGGTCAAATTCCACAAACTGCTTCTGCACCAGAACAGGCAAATGGAGAAGGTTGGGGATTTAGATATAAGGTTAGAATATTAGGATATCACCCTGATAATTACAGTGAACTTTCTGATGAAGATCTTCCTTGGGCTGGAGTTATGATGCCGACAACCGCAGGAAGTGGTGGTGGTGGATTTTCTCAAAGTGCCAGGATTAATCAGGGAGATATTGTTGTAGGATTTTTCCTTGATGGTGATGATGCACAGATTCCGGTGATTATGGGTGCTTTTGGAAAAACACAATTTACACCATCACTCGAACCATCAGATCCTTTTGTTCCATTTACAGGTTACACTACAAATATAAAAAGACCTGACACAAAAAGTGATCGAGAATCGACAGGACAAAGTTCTCAGGATCAAAAACAACCTAGAAATATAGAAAATGTTGATTCTCTAAATGAAAATAATAAAGAGAAAGGTAAAGCACGAGAAGTAAAAGCATCAGAAGCAACAGGAAAGGTTATAACATTTGCTGATACTTGTGAAGATAATTTTGCCACAGAAGTTACTGGAGTATTAGGAAATCTAATTAATGTTATCAATCAAGGAACTGATTTTCTTAGTGACATTCAAAATGCAGTTAAAAAAATACAGGTTCTTGCTAATCAGTTTGTAGGAACTTTATTTAACTCATTATATACTGCATTAATTCCAATTTTAAAAAGTGGATTAGATCTTTTATATAAACAGGTTTATGCTGCATTTCTTGCTTCAACAGGAAGTGAATTTGTAGCACATTCACAAGGTGTGCTAGCACAAGAAGCAATGGTTTCTCCATTAAAAGCAGTACAAGATGCAATCGCATGTGTTTCTGCAAAAATTATTAATGGTCTTGGAGATACACTTAAAGATTTAATTGATTCAACTGTTTTGGAAGTTGTTAATTTTGGAGTTTGTACGGCAGAACAATTTATTGGATCTTTCTTAAATGGAATTATTGACGAAATATCGTCCGGATTAGATTCTGTTTTGGGTGGTATCAGTAAAATTTTAGAATTGGCAAGTCCAGGATTTAAAATTGTAGATTTTCTTCGTAGTTCTGTTGATGTAATAAAATCTATTCAAAATTTCTTTAGTTGTAATCAAACTGCAGATAAATGTGACGGTGTTAAGGAATGGACGATTGGTTATGGTCCAAAAAATAAAGCAAAAGTGAATGATATTTTAGACAAAGCATTAGAATTTGCAAATATCTCAAATGCATTATCTGCTATAACACCACAAACTTCACCATATAGTAAACCTGATTGTGGAACTCCAACAAGTTGTGGAGGACCAACAGTATCATTCTTTGGTGGAAATGGTATAGGTGGTGCTGGTAAAGTAATTATGGGAGGAATTGTCAATAATACTGATGGTTTAGGAGAAATAACATCTTCTGTTGCAAGAACAGGAAGTATTATTGGTGTCGAGATTACAGATCCGGGTTCCAAATATACTTATGCTCCACCAATGGTTACTTTTGAAGATTCTTGTGGCCTTGGGTATGGTGCAGTTGGAAGAGCAATTGTTGATTATGATAAAAATTCTTCAACATATGGTCAAATTACAGGTGTTTATATGGTTTCGGAGGGTGAAAATTATCCTGTAGAAGATACACTCGAAGGTTCTGAAATAGAATTAGATGATGGTTCGATTGTAGATACAATAGTTCTTTATCCAGGAACTGGATATGATCCTGGAGATACTGCAACTGATGATAATGGAGAAGAGTATGACCTTACTATCGAAAATGGAAAAATTATATCAGCATCTCCGATAAATAGATTGAAAGTGACTAAGTTACCAACAATTACAATTATTACAGAAACTGGTATTGGAGCACTTATAAAACCAATAATAGGAACATTTATTCCCCCACAACCTCCACAGAATGAAATTATTAGTGTTGTAGATTGCGTATAATAAAATGGCAGAAAGACCGAATCAAAATATAGAATTACGTTCTTACGATTCTTACGGACCCAATTATAGCTTTAGTATTTCTGATCCTCAAATGAATGGTGATGGACCATCA